TGGAGAGAACAAAATTGGGTCAGAATTGGTACTGATGGTTCGATAAAAGGGCCATGTGGAACAAGTGAAGATAAAAAAAACCCAGATAGATGTCTACCTAGAAGTAAAGCTAACAAATTAACAAAAGGACAAAGAGCAACAACTGCTAGAAAGAAAAAAAAAGAGGGTAGAAAAGGTAAAACAGTCGTTGCAAATACGAAAGCTGCTAAAGTGAATGTGAATATGGGTGGTGAAATGAGAAAACAAAACCGCGTCAAAATGAAAAACGGTGGATTCATCGCAAAAGGGTGTGGTAAGGTTATGAACGACAGACGCAAAGTAACAACAATTTCCTAGGAAAAAAAATGGCAAAAAAGAAAACAAAAATGGAAGCTAAAATGGCAGCTAGAAAAGCTGCTAAAGTTAGACCAGAAGAAAAATCGGCAGATAATAGAATTTTATACAATATGCCGAAAAAGAAAAAAGTAGCTAAGAAAAAAGCCAAGAAAAAGAGTAAATAACAATGGCTTTGTCAGGTAGTACAGACTTTGAACCTAATGTAACTGAGTTCATAGAAGAAGCCTATGAAAGATGTGGTCTTGAACTTAGAACAGGATATGATCTAAAAACAGCTAAAAGATCCATCAACCTCATGTTAGCTGAATGGGCAAACAGAGGACTTAATCAGTGGACTATTGAACAAGCTACCCAGACTGTAACAGAAGGAACTGCTTCTTACAGTTTGAATACTAATGTCATAGATTTATTAGATATGGTAGTTCGTAGAACTGTAAACAGTGTGGATACTGATACAAACATTACCAGGATAAGCAGATCAGAATATATAAACATACCTACGAAAAGCCAAAAAGGTAGACCTTCACAATTCTTTTTTGACAAATTAACTACACCAGCTATAAAACTATGGCCTACGCCAGAAAATTCTACAGATATTCTAGTATTTAACAAACTTGTCAGAATGGACGATGCTGATACAGCAAGAAATACAATGGATATGCCATTTAGGTTCTATCCGTGTTTTACAGCAGGTTTAGCGTATTATTTATCTGTTAAACGTGCGCCTGATAAAACCCAAATGCTAAAACAAATGTATGAAGAAGAGTTCAGAAGAGCAGCAGACCAAGATGAAGATAGAGCTTCATTCAGACTCAAACCATCTATGCGGAGTAGTTATTGATGGCTTATGCAACTGGTAAATTTGCATTAGGTTTATGTGATAGATGTGGGTTTGAGTATAAACTTGGAGATTTAAGAGAAGAATGGAATGGCTTAAAAACTTGTCCAGAATGTTATGAGCCAAAAGCTCCTCAAATCGAACCGTTGCCTGTAGTAAATGATTCAGAGGCTTTATACAATCCTAGACCAAATAACGATAAAGAAGTGGGTGAGGGTTTCGTTGTTATTAGTGATGCAAATGTTTTCAATAGTACAAGTAATAATTTTTTATCAATGAATCCATCAATCCTTGGTTCTAATTTTTCTTTATCTGAAATGACATCAGAACTAGGAACAGTTACAATCACAACATGACATACTCAGAACTAACAACTTTAATCAAAAATTTTACTGATAACAGTGAAACTACTTTTGATAACACAATTGCAGATTTTGTAAAAAATACAGAAGATCGCATATTTAATTTAGTTCAATCTGATTTTTTTAGAAAAAACCAAATAGGAAGTTTTTCTACAGGAAACAGATTTTTAACTTGTCCTAATGATTTTATTTTAAGTTTTTCACTTGCGGTTATTGATGGTTCAAGTGATTATCATTTTTTAGAAAAGAAACACCCCAGCTTTATGCAGGAATATGTACCTGATATAGCTGACACCAGTCTAAGAGGACTGCCTTTGTACTACGCAGATTTTGACAAAGAATACAGCACATCATCAAGTAGCGGTACATCTATTGTCGTTGCGCCTGTTCCCGACTCAAATTATTCAGTTGAGTTGCATTACTTACACAAACCGACAAGTTTGGTGTCAAATACAAGTGGCACTTGGCTTTCGCAAAACGCTAGAGAAGCAATGTTGTATGGTTCATTAGTTGAGGCTTATACTTTTATGAAGGGTGAACAAGGTTTACTCGATACTTACGAGAAAAGATTTTTACAAAGCATAGATAGATTAAAGAATAGAGCAGAAGCAAGAGGAAGACGCGATGAATATCGCTATGACTCGCTACGCTCACAAGTAAGTTAATATAAAGGAGAAAGTATGAAGCCTATCAAGAAACTTGAGGGCAAGACTGTAGCTATTGTCGGCATGGGCAAAAGTTGGTTTGACTACAATCTTGCAAAATCCCACGGAGTACATTTTGACGAGGTATGGGCAATAAATGCCGTAGCTGATGTCATTTTCCATGATCGTATTTTTATGTTAGATCCAGCCAGTAGATTTTTAGATTCTGATGATGCTGGTGGCCAAACAAAAAGTATGGCAAAAATATGTAAAACACATAAAGGGCCAATATATACATGCGAACTCGATAAAAGATGTCCTGGTTTGATTGAATATCCAATAGATGAAGTTGTTTCTGAATTTAAATGTCATTATCTAAACAACACAGTCGCATACGCTGTAGCTTTTGCTCTCTGGTGTAAAGTAGGTACTTTAAAACTATTTGGTATTGATTTTACATATAAAGGTAATCTATATTTTGCAGAGTCAGGTAGAGCATGCGTAGAGTTTTGGTTATGTAAATGTATGGAAAGAGGTATGACTGTCGAAGTAGCTAATTCATCATCTTTACTTGATACAGCGATACCAGGTGATGAAAGATTATACGGATATCATAGGTTAGATGATCCTAAAGTAATTCTTGCGGATAAAAATAACAATTATCGTGTTTTCAACAAAAGCTCTGTACAAACATCAACTAAAGAACAAGAAGCAGTTTTGATGGACAGATATGATAGCCATCTAAATAAAAATAAAATAGGAGAACCTAACAAATGGTAATAAAAATTACTCCAGACGGAACACCAGAGTTAGGTCTAGTAGAGGTTTCAACAACTAAATTTGGTGGTCATCCTCCTGAATTTTGGTCTCAACAGCTTGTAGAAAAAATATGCTCTTATTCAGACGATAATGAACCACATGTAAAAGAGCAAGCTAGAGCATATCAAGATTTAATTTATCAGGTTTGTTTGATTTATATCAAAAATGCTATAAAATCTTATAAAGCTAGTTTGATACAAGAGCTAATCAAAGCAGGCGAGGAAGACTTAGCTGAAATAATTAAGAGGATTTAAATATGGCTATAACTAGCACACTGACAACGAGTTTTAAGGTTGAGCTTCTAACTGCTACACACAATTTTACAAACAGTTCTGGTAACTCATTCAAATTAGCTCTATATACAAGTTCAGCGACGCTAGGAGCGACTACAACCGCTTTTACAACAACAGGGCAAGCATCAGGTACTAACTACACATCAGGTGGTGCTGCTTTGACAAATGTCACGCCAAGTTCTACAGGTACAACAGCAGTAACAGATTTTGCTGATCTTACTTTTAGTACAGCTACTATAACAGCTAGAGGTTGTATGATTTACAACGATACTAATAGTGATAAATCTGTAGCAACTATTGACTTTGGCGGTGATAAAACCAGTACAGCAGGTGATTTTACAGTAGTCTTCCCAGCAAAAGCAGCCTCGACAGCTATTATTAGAATAGCCTAATCTCATGCCTGATTCAGGTTGGGGGCGAGGCACGTGGGGATCAGGCGGTTGGAGTACTGATTCCATTTCCGTCAGCATTTCTGGTGTAGCAGCCACTGGTGCAGTAGGATCTTTAACTTTTGATGCCGAAGCTAATGTTACATTATCTGGATTAGCAGGAACTACATCACTCGGTACAGTTTCTTTAGATGCAGAGGCAAATGTATCTGTTTCAGGCCTCGCATCTACAAGCGCACTAGGCACTCCAACTGTTGATTGTGAAGCAAATGTATCTGTATCTGGTCTATCAGCAACTACTGGCGCACCCACAGCAGGCGTAAATGCACAAGCAATAGCAGTAGTTCCTGGAGCAGTAGGGACACTTGGTTCTATAAGTGTTGATGTAGATGGAGAAGCAAATGTATCTGTAAGTGGTGTTGCAGCTACGAGCGCAATTGGCTCTGTTACCGTAAATCATAATGAAATATTTACCATAAACGGAGTATCTTCAGACGGACAAATAGGTTCTGTTACTACAAATTCACAAGCGAATGTGAGCGTTTCTTTATCCGAAGCGACTGGGGAGGTTGGATTTATTGCTGTTTGGGGTATGATAGATGAATCACAAACACCAGGTTGGGATTCGATTAGCAGTTCACAAACACCTGGATGGACAGAAATAACAGAAACACAAGAAGCTAATTGGGAAGAAGTTGCTTAAATATGATATAAAAAGGTAATATATCCAAAACGAGGGTAAAAAATATGGCAAGTACATACGTAAATGATTTAAGACTCAACGAAATGGCAACAGGAGATGCCAGTGGGACTTGGGGTACAACAACAAATACAAACTTAGAGCTTATTGCAGAAGGTTTAAGTTTTGGTACAGAAGCAATAACGACAAATGCAGACACACACACTTCAACTGTTGCTGATGGTGCAACAGATCCAGCTAGATCAATATACATAAAATACACTGGAACACTTGATTCAGCTTGTACTATTACGATTGCACCAAACACAATAAGTAGATTACACTTCATCGAGAATGGCACAAGTGGCTCGCAAAATATTATTATTTCACAAGGTAGTGGCGCAAATGTAACCATACCTGCTGGCGATACCAAAGCAGTTTACCTAGATGGTGCTGGTTCAGGAGCAGCGGTTGTTGATGCTTTTGCCAGTTTAAACGTAGTAGATTTAAAAGTAGAAGATGATCTAACAGTTACAGATGATCTTATAGTTAATGGTGATATAGACCTAGAAGGTTCTATTGATGTGAATGGTACAGCTAACCTAGATGTCGTAGATGTTGATGGTGCTGCAAACTTTGCTGCTGATGTAACTTTTGCAGATGGTGCAGACATCATT